TATTTCTTCTGCACATCTTTTACAATGAAACTTACCCTCAAATTGAGGATTATGTGCTAATGGTTTTTTACATTTTATTCTATTCATACTTCCAACTCCTTAGCCTTAAACGCTGCCAATCTAATAGCCTCTCTAGCACTTGCTGTAATACTAGCGGCTAAATCTACATCAGCCCAACCAAAGCCTTGATAGGCCAGTACACCATAGAAAGAAGCCATTAATCTTTTAACAGCCATTTGATTGTTATACCACTTAACATATTCATCACCTTCGGAGTTCTTCATTCTTTTCTTGTAGTCATTTCTTAACTCTTTCAATTCAAGAACTGCTTTAGGCAACAAACCTAACTCATCGGTCTTGTAATAATACATTCTATCGCCCTCCGGTTCGCTGAAATCTCTTGGAGTTAAGATATTAACCCCAAATTCAGTAGGAGTTTCACTCTTAGTCTCCCAAGATATGTTTCTAGCAACCATCATTGAAGGATATAGCCCTGCAAAGTCAAACGCAGCCACATTAAGATGTAATCCATTAGTATTCTCACTAAGCGGGTCATAAATCATAGCCCCTTCATACTCTTTCCTATCAGCACTTTTAATCCCAGTAGGTGCTTTCCACCAAGCATTTCTCATAAAGTATATACTACCCATATGTGAAGCATAGAAGCAAGCCTTGAAAGGTGCTTTTAGTAGTCTTTGTAGAGATAGTATTGCTTCACTACAATAGTTCTTCTCATCTATCTTAACTAATAGTTCTACATCTACTAAAGCATATTGTAAATAGGCTTGTGTATCTTCTAGCCACGCTCTACGATAAAATTCGTTAGGGTCTTCAAACTTAGTTTTCATTACTTTCCCTTCATCAAACAATAACTTAGAAACATAATCAAGACTTAAGGATGGTAATGTTCCTCTTTGTGAATCATTCCACTGTCTTTCAAATGCTAAGTCTAAGTTAAGAGTAAGTCTTCCACCAATAGGTTGTTCAATAGGTGAATAACCGTCTTGTCTCTTAAAACTACAACCCTTCTTAAGTTGCTTAACTCCATCTATCTTATGATAGGGCGACATAATCAAAGGATTCAATCCTAAAGAACATGCCCTATCTAATAACTTAGGTAAGTCGAACTTAAGACCAAACCATGCAATTAACATATCGGGGTCTTTAGCAATCATAGTTCCCATAAAGACTTCAAGCATAAATTTTTCATCACGACAAAAATAAGTATTATGTTTTGTTTCTTCATTATAACCTATTCTTTGGGATGAGACATAAAAGGGATGGCCTTCGGGAAACCAAGTCCACTGAATATATTTCTTATCGTAGTTATCATATGCCACAATAGTAGTAATGCAACCATCATATTCTCCGCCTTGTTGCCATTCCATATCCCAATACCATTTACGCATATTATATTCGGGCATGTCGTGAACTTCATCAACTGCATATCTAAAGGTATAAGCAACATCAGCCTCATAGGTTGTATCAAAACATTGTCTCGCTTTTACCATATCCCATGACTTTTCGATATACACTCTCTTTAATGAGTTGCCTTCTAGGTCTTGCCAATCTCCTTCTACATACTCAAATTTACCATTAGTGTATTTACTAATAGTATAGGTTGGTCTTTCTTTAGTATCGGATAAGACATAGAAGTAAGGTCTGTATTCTACTTCCTCACTTTGTTTTACTCCGTCTATTCTCCAAGATTTATATATTGTATTTCCATTCTTATTACTTATTATCATTTATATTCCTCAATTTGCTATGTTTGGTGCTTTTAGTAGTAGTTTGTTATCCGATATAATCAACATCGGAAAATCATCTTTGACATAGAAGTTTAGCATTGTATCTTTGTCAAAGAAGTTATGAAGTGGGCCGGAAAAGTCAAGTGTTGCTGACTCTCCTATATTGCCTTCTAAATCAATAGAAGTCTCAAACTTATTATTGTTATTAGTAGAACTAGAAAACAATAACTTATTCTTATCGTGGTTATAGTCAAGGTGATAAACACCTGCTCCAACTAATTCAGCAAGTTTCATAGTCTCACTAAATGTATTTGAATCTAATCTAAACGCACCTTCAAATTTAGCCTTGCCAAAATCCCATAGGTTCTCTAAGTCTTCCTCATAAGTAGTGGATTTAACCATATCCCTAACTCTAGAGATACCATCCATGTTAGGATGATGCACTATAACAGGTTGAGATACTTTACTATTGATATTCTTCATAGTAATAATATCTCCACTATCAATTTCTACTTCACCACTAAATTTCTTTAGGTAGGGTAGTAGTGTTTTAGCATCACCAACAAATGCACCGTCTTTATCACCATCTACAGTAAGTCTAGTATTTACGATTAGAGAACTAATTGTATCTACATTCCAAATACTAAGAGTGTTTTCTTTTAGTTGGGCATAGAAGTAATCATCTAAACTACTATTAGAAAGACCTACTCCAATAACATACTTGCCTTTCAGCAATACATCAGTAAGTGCGCTTTCTAATTCTTTTGCATCTATTGTAAATTTCATATTGTTCCCTCTCTTAATTCCTTTAGTCCATTCCATGTAATGTTAGGTGGTGTTCCTTGTCTTGTAGTCCACTTAGAACCTACAAGTTTACCATTAGTTCTACTACCTAATAGTTCAGCAAAGAAATGTAGTTCACCCTTTACTTTCTTTTTAGAACAGTAAATCTCTTGTTCAAGTTTACCTCCCCAATCTTTCCACATTGGCTGAACTCCAACAGGCACATTATCCATATACTTTTCAGTATCGTGAGTGATAAAGATTACATCACATTCTAAATTATAGATAGTGTCTAATAAATAGTAGAATGCTTTGTTCCTATTGCCATACTGAAACGGCATAATCTTTGTCACAACTCTAGGATTAGGATTAACCTTTAGCATACAAGAAGCAAGCCATGTATCTACACCATCAATAACAAAGATAGGTTTATCCCCTGCCTTTATTGAGTCTTTGGCGTGATTAACAAAGTCAAGCGACCTTTGCTCACTTTCATTAATATCAATAATGTTATCCTTATTCATTACAATAGGACAGAATACTTCTATTCTTTCTGTTGCATCATGGTGTTGAAACCAAGTTGATTCAACGCCTCTATCCCAATCTAAAACAAATATCTTTCTATCGGGGAAGTCTAACGCAAGTCCAGTTTTACCCGTCTTTGGTTCACCCCAAATTCCTAATACCATTCTAGCCTTTCTATTCTCTCTTTTCATCTTCATTAATTCATTAAAATTTATTTTTTCTTTCTTAAAACTCATTTACTTCACCTATCTCTTCTCTATCTATTTCTATCTCTACATTCTTTGTCATAGCCCAAGCGTTAATTATGTCGCATAATTCAGTTCTATTTCCACAAACATATCTTGTTTCCTTAGAACCAACATGCAACTTAACCCAATAACTATCTTTCTCGTCTTTATTCTTATTCCATGTTAAGAACTCTACATCGTTTAAATCAATGATGTAACTTTCATTCTTTAACAGGAATCTATTCTCTATTACTCCTTTTCTATTCATTTTATTCCCTCTAAAGGGATAGGCTTCGCACCTATCCGTATGTCAATTTTCTTTCCACAAGTTCACACATACACTTGCTATGGTAGGGTTTTATCCCGTAGGAAATTAGAACCAATCTAAGTCTTCATCCTCCACGCCTTCTTGTTCAGCGATAGGATTACCAACGGCTTCTTGAACCAATAAACCACTAGTGTTTATTGTAATTGGTTCTGCTTCACCATCTACAATCCTTTGAGAAGTTCTTCCAACAACTAAGACTGTCGAACCAATACCAAAAGTGATATTGATATGTTCGGGAATCCAACAAGTAGTTGCCAAATCCCCATCGTCTTCTGTTAATTCCATGTCGGATGCTTTATCAGTAATAGATAAGATTCTATTACCGTTAGCAGTCGGAGTCATTCTTTGATTAACTACTGTTCCTTCAACAATAGCGAACCTATCCTTTGTTGCTTCCATCTGTAAGTTAGTATGTAGTCTATCCAAATCTACCAATGGTGTTCCATTCTTAGGATAGTTTTCAAACAAACAAGATGCGAAGTCAAAAGAACTCATATCTCGATAGTCGCTATTATCGGGGTTCAAATCAGCATTTCTAATTAGGCTTTCTTTAGTAGCCATAGTCATACCATACAAATTTGTTCCATCATCACTAGGAATAGTCTTGAAGTGAACCCAATCAAAAGTATCGGGTGCAAAGTCTATTCCACCTTGATTCTTATAAGAGAAGTAGTAAGACTTCATATCTCCACCTTCTACACTACCATAGAAAATACCACTTCTTCTAAATTCATTCTTAGGCAACGGCTTACCGTATCTTTTGTTTTCTGCCCCACTTGTGTAATTAGGCATACTATCCAATGGAATAATAATTGTTCCATCTTCTAATTCTTCTTTACCATCTACAAGGCTCTTAACCATCCTTTCTTGATATTCACCCTTATAGTATCTTGCGACAGTATAAGTTTCATCCCCGTTATCAGTAGCAACTGCAACAAGACCATCTTCCAATGCTTTATCATTATCTCTAAGATATTCTTCTCTTGCTTTGTTTCTACTCCAACTCATCATGTCTCTTGGGGCTTCTAATCCAACAAAGAATCCAAAGGCACTTTTAACTAAACTGTTAGAACCACTCTTGGTTGTTGTTTTCTTTGGCTTCATATTACCACGCACATAGTTTCTAAATAGTGATTGAGATACAACATCGTTTACATCGGTGTTGTTCTCTTCACATATAGAACGGTATTTTGCTACCGCTTCATCGGCGGTAATACCCATATGCCCTGCTCCTATTTCTATTTCTTTCATCATTTTTTCATCTATTTCTTTCATTTTTTTTCCTCCTTAAAGTTGTCCTACCATCCATGAAATTATTACTTTAGGGGTCATGGTAGTAGAACGGTATTCTGCTTCCCCTATTATCCTAAGAAGTTTAAACTTCTCTTTGGACTCTAAACCTTCTGCTTCTAAAACAGAATTGTGAAGTGCTAAACATATTTCTTTCACACTTCTTCCTCCATACAATATATCGTGTAATTTATCTAATGTTTCATTAGGTTTTTTATTAAGTATTAAATTTAGTATTCCATCAAACTCTTTCAACGAATCTTGTATTTGTTTTCTTAGTGTGAAGTTTGAGGCATTGGCCGCCTGTATTTCGGTAATTGCCCTGCGTAAATCTCCATCTAATTGATATATAAAGCGAGCCAATTCCGTTTCATCAAAACCATTTACGCCTTCTTTATCAAGAATCTTAGTAATTACTTCAAGCACTAATTCATTTTTTAATGGATTGAATCTGTAATTTGCACACCTGCTTTGTAGTGGAAAGATAATCCTTGACCTATCATTACAAGTAATGATGAATCTTATATTACTAGCATATCTTTCCATGATACGCTTTAGCGCATTTTGAGCGTCGTTAGTCATACCATCCATTTCATCTAATAACATTATTCTAAATGGCGCATCACCAATAGTTCCGCTTTGAGCCACTTGTTTAATTGTAGTTCTAACAGTTTCTAGCCTTCTATCATCGGAAGCATTTACTTCAAAGAAGTTATCTTTGAATACTTCTCCCAACATATCCTTTGCTAATGCTATACCTGCTCCGGTTTTACCTGTTCCGGCAACGCCATAAGCAAGAACATTAGGCATATTCTTTTCTAATACCCATTGTTCAGCATCCAATACAAAATGTTCTTGTCCTACAATATCACTTAATTTACTTGGTCTGTATTTTTCTGTCCATAACATTATATCCTCTCCAATTTAGATTCTATTACTTCTATTCTATTTTCTACACTTCTAATTGCTCTAGGCAATTCAATATCTATATGATGGGGCTTGTGAATATCAACCCAATTTAAGTTATCATAAATCATTTCTATATCTTGTAATGCCTCTAACAATTCCTTGTAGT